TGTTATCCAAATAATCATTCTTTGTATTTTCTAATGTATTCAATAGATTGTCTATGTTAATCGTTGATAATAGAGATGAATCATTCATCGCATCTTCAAATATTTGATCTATATTCATTTCTTCCTTATTTTGTTTCTCCATTGTGTAATAATATGCTTTCTAATATAGTATATGATTTACGTTCATATTATTTACGCATTATCAACTATTACATTTCCAATAGGCACAATGAACGCGTGCGCGGTTTTGACAATACCTAGATTCACCAGTAAAAACAACGCACTACTAAATATAATATTTGGGTCATATTGGCGTAATGTATGTCTACGATATGGATGAAAACGGTAAATTAAAAACACACATACAAATACTTGCATTATTGTTCTAAAGACGTCCAAATATTCAGGATTTATGTAAATCACGCCGAAAAACAGAGTAAAATAACAAAAATATAATACTATAGGTAGAATCCTGTAATATTTACCGCCTAATTCCATAATGTTATCTATATAATTGTCGGACAACATGATTTTTAGTATATAATTCATAAATATAATAAAAATAACGACGCATACTTAATAGATGAATGAAATAATTGGAAAACGTTATATTATTGGTAAAAAATTGGGGAATGGCAACTTTTGTTCTGTATATAAAGGGCATCATCGTAAAACAAACGCAGAAGTAGCCATCAAATTGGAATCCGATACATCGATTATAAAATTACTGCAACATGAAACAACTGTACTTAAATATTTATATGAACGTGATGTGCGTAATATTCCGGCTATTTCATGGTACGGAAAATCGAGTGAGTATACCTGTTTGGTAATGAGTATTTACGATTGTTCTTTATATGATTATATTCTTTCAAAAAAGGAATTTACCGTTTCAAAGATACAGTCAATTGTATATCAGTTAATCGATATTTTCAGAGTTATACATGATAATGGAGTAATACATCGAGATGTAAAACCCCAGAATATAATGGTGAAAAACGGCGAATTATTCCTTATTGATTTTGGATTCTCTACATTCTATATTGACGGAGACGGAGAACATTGTCAAAACTCATGTTCCGAATGCATTATAGGCAGTCCGAAATATGTTAGTTATTATATACATTCGGGATCTATTTCTTCTCGACGAGATGATTTAATTTCACTCGGATATCTCTATCTTTTTTTATACAATAAAACACTTCCTTGGGAAAATATTACGACAGATTCGACGTTGGTGGATGAATATGATGAAACCAGTATATTTCATTATAAAAATCTTATTCGACAAAAACAAAAACAGATTGATATTATATTACCATTATGCAAAGATACCGATTCTATATTATGTAATTATGTAAAATACGTTTATAGTTTGGAATACGACCAAATACCAAACTATAATGCTATACTTAATATGTTTCAAACTTAGTACGTTGCATAGTTTGAACTAACTATCGTACCAAATGGTTCAACTTCAACCTTCTCTTCACTTTCATCAGCATTTAATGATGAATCCTTTAACTCGTTCGCTAGATTTGCTTCAGATGGAGGTGTAGGTTCACTAATATTCTCATCATCTTCATCTGTTTCAGTATCAGTTTCCGTATCTGTTTCCATGTTTGGTTTCATACCTTCATACATACTTTCTAATAAACGACCATTATTGGAGCGCATATAACAGCCTAACCCAAGTGATATGAAGATAACTGATAATAAAAATACTATTGAAATCGATTTACGCATTATTACTAAATTATAATAATATATATTACTGTTGACAAAATATACAACAGTAAATGATATAAAAACACTGCGAGTATATTACATATTACAATGAGCGAGTCAGTTGAAAGTGAAACAATTCAATCTAAAATTATTGGTAAGGTGAAATGGTTTAATAACAAGGCCGGATATGGGTTTATTACCGTATGTGACGACGGAGACTATAAGAACAATGATATTTTTACACACTATAGTGCTATGCACGTTACGCACTCACAATATAAGTATCTCGTACAGGGAGAATATGTTGAATTCGATCTTGTTAAATCTGCTGGAGGGGACTATGAATATAAGGCAATGTCTGTAACTGGTATTCTAGGGGGCGATTTAATGTGTGAAACACGCGCCACCAATAAACCAACGCCATCGGATGATGGATTTACACCAGTAAGGTCCAAGAATAACAGAACCGCACGTACAGATGAAACCATGTAAATTACATATATTTCAAAATAATATCTATTCTTATTTTGAAACTAGTATTCAGTTGACTGTTTGTCTATTACGGCTTCCTTTATTAGATTACTTATTATTTTATTTTCAAATTTATTTCCTTCCTCTTTACCATATCCACCTAATGATACCTTCGCATATTCAAAGAATTTGTCACATTCGGGTGTATCTAGTATTTCATAATTTGGATTCTCTTCTTGCCATGGATATAATTGTTGCTTGTTTTTATCTGCTATAATCCGAACGGCTTTTCGTAAATGGGTTTTATTATCGTCTTCTTTAGACCACTTATTTGAATCTTTTACGTACACAATTTCTCTTTTCAAATCCGTACAATGGATTGGACGAACATGTGGTTCCATCCCACGAATGCGCTCAACCATTATATTTGAAATTCCTTTTACGTATCCAATTTCGCCAGTACGAGTAAAATCCTCGGTATTTAATTCTATAGATTGGATAAAATCATTCAAGTTGATTGCATCCTTACATGTTTCATTTAAAAACACGTTCAGATTAAAACGATTGTTTGTAGTGTTGTTATTAATTACTGTTTTACCATCTTTCACTACGTCTAATAGTTGTTTTTGTAAATCGCTGTTCTTTTCTTGAGTGTAATAGAATTGTTTATTCTGGTCGATCATCAATTCTTTAAATTCTTGGTTCTGTTTCAAGAGTTCTAATACCAAATGTGTATCTACAACTCGTGATTTATCTAGAGGTTCAGGACATTGTTCGTTATCTAAATCTACTTTACATCTTTTTTTATGGTTCCACAATGAACTCGCGTGTTTGAACGCTTTACCGCATTCACATTCATATTTTTTGTCTAATATTGGTTTTTGATTATTATGTTTTTGTGTTTTTAGATGTCTTACGTAATCTCCTTTCTTTTCGCAACGGAAATCACATTTTTCACAATAGAAGGATGATGTATTTTCGTTCGTATTTCTTCGTATTTTACATCGTGCAGTAGATTCCGATATAACATTTGAGTGTATTATGGGTTCATTATCATCATATACTATATTGCTTATGATATGTGATGTAATTTCGTTCGTCATCTTCGTATATAACATACGAAGATTTTTACATCTAAATACTTTTCATGACAGAATCACTAAAAAAAGTATGCATTCATTTTATTTGTATATTCTTTAAAATGAATGCATTATGCTAATATGTGTATTTTTTAATATATGTATTTCATAAACTATTTTCCTGAAATGAAAAATGGACATTTTAAAATGTCCAAAATGACATAGCAGACCCATTTATTTTATTGATTTTTTGAAGTGTTATTTTACACCCTTGAAGATTTAAAACGCCGTTTTTGACGGCAAAAAATAAATCAACAAGTTAGTAATGGCGAATCGCACGCCTTTGGACGCTTATCACTCTTACAAGGTATAACGCCAATTTTTGCTGGTTTGAAACATACGGGTCTTTCTTCTCCTCTATATTGGTTGAGGAGCAACCCTAATATGTTCTTTGAAGCGTTGATGTCCCTATCCATACAGCATAATTTACACTCGTTGGTTTTACAACGGATTACACTATGGATATTAGACATTCTTGCTATGGGTTCTAAAACACCCTTCTTTTTCCTACGAATACGATTTCTGTATAACTCAATAGGATTGCTACACGAAGAACATGTTTTACTGGTATTGTATTCATCTATTCCAACTACCCTACAATACTTACGAAGTTCTCGTTTCAATCGCAATATTGGGGTTGTTGGGTGCGATTTTACTAAACCATGTTGTTGTGAGAAATCACCGAAACCTACTAATGTTTTCACATTTTTACCACCTCCTATACGTTCGCATATTTTTGCTAATGTTGCTTTGCTTCTACAATAGGAAGTGAAGTTCAAATTACGAAAACCCTTTTCTGTATGAAACTCGGTAAAGGTTCGCATTCGTGGAAATACATATTTGAAATATTCCTTCATTACACTTGTTTTGCTGGTTTTTATGGTTGGTATGAGTTTCCAATCCTCATAATGTTGCCATCTTTTATACCAACTTACACGTTTTTTACAGGCATATATCATTTTGCTTTTATGACGATATTCCTTTGTTGATACTTGAATGATTTTATCATTTGTATCATAAGAAGTAATCAACGCGCGACAACCAGGGTCAATACCGATGAAATTATCGTATTGTTGTTCTGTGTATTCACGAATAGGTGTATCAGGTTGTTTCGGTTTTCTCATCTGTAATACAATACTTTTTCCGTCTGTTAAAATTGTAAATCCAAACTTTTTGTTTTTCGTTTCATACCGATTGATATTGAAAAGTTCCCTCCAATATTCTTCGATGTTTTCAGAAAACTTCTTCACAACTAAACCACTTTCAACATCACTATTTTCTACTTTTAGTTTCTTTGCTATGTATTTGAGTGTGTTTTCTAAACCAGCATTACAAATGGTAATATGTGATTGCGTAAAACCGTGTTTGTGTGGTAATAAAGTAAAAGTTCGTATTCCTTTTGTATCAGGGTATTTCTCAAACTCCTTCAAAATAGAATAGTAAATCTTAACGAAATGATTGGAATGTTTTACGATGTTTGCTTCCGTAGGTGTGTATTTCAACCATTCACGCATATACAAAATAAAGTTGTTCTTCCCTTCATATTTCGGTTCGTAAATATCTTTCAACCACCGATACACAACCGCATTATCAGTTTCACCAGTTCGCAATTTTAAATATTTACGAAACCGATTATAAAAGTTCAGTTTCAAATGATTGTTCGACATTGTGAGTTGTAATTTATTCAAGTTTGTAATGTATCCTAAACATAAGTAATCACGAGCAGGTAAAGTATCCGTCATATATTCCCGCATCTGTGAAAAACTTTCATATAATTCGGTAGTTGTATCAGTAGTATCCTTTTTATATTTGAGTTGCGAAACCATACAACATGCTTGATAAAACATGTTTTGTGTTATTTCCGGTAAGGGTTTGCGTTCTTCTAAAAGACGTGTGAAATGGAAGTTTATCAACTTGTAGGATAAGAAACAGATGGTATTTATCTTGGGTAAAATATCCTCAACAATCGTGTCTGCTAAAAGATTGTTTTTACAAAAGGATTTCCACGAAGACTTGATACATGTGAAATCAGTATTCTGGTTTGCTTCCTTACGAAGTGAGACGTCTGTTCTAACAACCTTCTCCTTGGGTTTCTTGACGGTGGTTTCCTCCTTTTTCTTCTTCACCATTCTATATACTTACCATATATTTTATTTTTATATAAGTTTCTTATATCTTTTATAATATTCCTAAATATTCCCATCATTCTGTTTTTCTTCCATTTCTGTTTGAAGTTTTTCCTTTTTTTTTAAATATGCCCTTCTTGCGTATTCCTTCTTCTTTTCAGGTGTGGGTTCATACTTATAATTTGTATTTTTCTTATAATTAGCATTACGTTCTTTTATAGTATCTTTATTCTTTTCATAATATTCCTTGCTATATGAAGATGCTGTGTATTTTTTGAGATGCTCTTTGGTTGCTTGTAGTTCTTCTTCTAATTCCTTTATTTTTTCATCTTTATCCATTATGATACTATATATAATAAAAAATATTTATATAATTTTATTATAATTGTTTCAAACGGCGTTTTAAATCTTCAAGGGTGTAAAAAAAAGAGCGTCTTCTTGATTGTTTCCCGTTGTCGAGACGGAGTGATTAACGTAGTAATTAATACCACACTGTTATCAAAACATTAGTACAAATTCTAAACTAATTATTCAGCATTGTTATTACTTTAATAATAAACCCATTTTGATTGTTATCATATAAATAGTTTATAGGTGATCAGTCTATTTGCTATTGGCATAATTGGCAACTAAACAAGTTATTATTAAATTAATACTACGTAGAGGGAACGGGACAATAAATTGTCCGGATGATATAATCATCTTTTATACACGGTCGAATGTGCTTTTCACGCTATCTACGGCTAATCTTACTTTAACATGGAAGGCATATTATGCTCCTAGGCTCACCTCCATGTTCTTAACATCCACGTTTGTCGTTTATATCCACTGTTGTCGTGCTAGATTAGAAGCACTATATTTGTTTTTGTTTTTATTTATTTTTTTCAGAGCGTCCTCTGGTTGCTTTCCGTTGTCGAGACGGGTTGACGGTATACCAGTATGGGGAGAACATACTATATATACCTATAATGTCAATCTTGTGCAAGGTCTAAACAAGATGTCCGCATTATTGAACTTTTTAATAATATTTGTTTTATCAAATCATCTCCTATATGGTGGCCAGCCATTATAGGTTTCTTTGACAAAACGAATATTATTAATCTATTCAATTACACAAAGGGAACGGGGTAATATATATCACCCAAATAATTAACATCACCCCCCGAGCCTACGGTTTACCGCTTCTCGGGAACTAGCAATTCAAATAATACAATTACGAAAGTGAACGCACTGGAACCTTACGTAAGCGATTATGTTTGAGAGTACCTATTATAGTGAATGAGGTTTATTATCGTTTATACACAGTCGCCTGTGCTTTTCACGCTTTATGTGTCTAACTTTACGTTGGGCCAAGTTAGAAGCCCATAATATGATGTCTATTTAATCAGAATTTAAATACATATCATATACTATGCATGAAAATATTGTAATCACAAGTACAATGGCTAGAATATCAATCATTTTATTTTCATTTGTTTACTTGTATAGTATGTGAAAATGTTTTTCAATTTTTCGTACGTACGTGCGCCAATACAAATATATTATACAATACGAGAACGCATTTGTTTGTATCGTATAATACTAATAATAGTATATGAAAACAGTTTTCAATTTTTCGTACGTACGTGCGTAAAAATTGAAAAACTTTATGGTATGATAACAAATACATAATAACACAATTAATATGTCAAAGAGAACACAATATATGTCAAAGAGAACTCGTCTTACGAAAAAGGATAAGCAAAACTGTCTGTTTTGTGATAGTTCTCGTCATCGTACCGCACAATGTACGAGCACAATGAAAGGAAACCTGTCAAAAATCTACAATATTTGGTCTGTTGAATCCCCCGATTTCAATTCATATACATTAAAGGAACTGAAATATATCTCGTTTTATAACCAATATGAAAAAAGTCTTGAGAGTAGTGACGGTATGGGCGATCAAAATTTAAATACGAAATATGGTTGGAACCCAATTTCATTAACCTTATCTAAAACCCGAATGGTAAAGGCATTAAATGAAAGATGGAAGATTCGTCGTCCATTATTGGAAAAATATTATGACAAACCACAAGACATAGATAATGAATGTCCTATATGTTATAACGCGATTCAAACACAGTATTTTAATTATCGCGATTCAACCTGGGTAAGTAATTTTAATATTGGAACAATAAAAACCATATGCAATCATCACTTTTGTGGCGATTGTTGGGACAAGGTGAAGCACGTTAATACATGCAAACAATGTCCGTTATGCAGATCTCAGGTAAGTGAATGGGACACCCGAATATATATAAAAAATTAGAAAAATAGATTAATTAGACAGATGGGTTCGCTCATTTTTCTTTTGTATATCTACCCAAATATTATTTATCAACCTATTATAAATGAAAGAATACGTATCATTAAAGGATTTTTTAGATATATTTAAAAGTCCAAACAAGAATGATACATTTGATAAATTCTACAATAAAGCAAAAGTAAGGACTGGAAATAAATTAACCAAATTGTCCGACTATGTAACATCCAAAAATATAAATATGGATGATATGCGATTATTGCATACCCACATCAAACAAAGGGACGAATATTTAACGCGGTTTTATACCATGTCTTTGCGAATAAATGAAACAAAAATCCACAATGTTCTCAAACCTATGAAAATAAATGAGTTAGATAATAATAAGGAACCATTATGTAAAAATGCAATCCGAAGTATGCATATGATAGATATATTACAAAATACAAAATCAGGTATTGAGAACATTCCAACTTATATGGATGTATTGAAAGACATATACCTTAAAAATATAATAGATTATAAAATATTAACTCCAAGTTCTCTATTCTATATGAATAATGGTAGATTAGGTAGTGTGTTCTCATCTTATTATTTCAGAGCATCCATAATGAACCCATATTTAGTATATTCATTGAATCATCGACTATTGAAAGGAACCAAAATATTCACGCCAACACTAGGATGGTCGTCGTATAGTTATGGATTTTTAGAATGTCCGATGGTAACCGAATATGTAGGCACTGATGTAATTAAGAGCGTGTGTGACAAAACCGGGAAATTTGCAAGAGAAAATTACAAGGACAAACTGATAAATATATACTGCAAACCATCCGAAGATCTCATGAAAGTGTCGAATTTTACTAATAAATACAAGAATTACTTTGATGTTGTTTTTTTCAGCCCACCTTACTATCGTCTCGAATTATACGAAGGAAAAAGTCAAAGCACCGAGAAATATAAGACATATGAGGAATGGTTAGATAAATATTGGGAACAAACCATTAAGATGTGTCAATATGTACTTCAACCTGGAGGTAGATTGTGTTATATTATATCCGGATATGGTTCTGAAAAAACTACAAATAACCTCAATTTAGTAGACGATATGAACAAAATAACCAAAAAATATCTCACATACAAGAGAACATTACCAATGTACAACAAAAACGTCCATGTTACAAAACATAAAGAAACCGGAGAACAAATTATACTATTTGTAAAATAATTGGGGAAAAATAAAATGTCTTTAATGTATAGTATCTGTCATGATTTATAAAATACTCGTCCAAGATTTTGCGAGCGACCATAAATGGAAATTAATAGCCTATATCATACTTATTTTTGCGTTCTTTCCAATAGAAAGTATTTTTCTACCAAAGATTTACGGTAAATTGTTTGAAAAGATAGCGTCTATATCGAACTTTAATGGTATTTATAACTGGAAAGAGAATATATCCAAAATGAATTTTGCCGGAACAATCGTAATATTAATACTATTATGGAGTCTAGTTATATTATCATATAGTGCGAAAAATTACGTAGAATCACTCTTAATTCCTAATTATTTTTCTTATTTAAGAGATGTTATATTTAAGAATACAATTAAATCACACTTGCATGATTTTAAAGATGTAAAAACTGGGGATTATTTAGCCCGTGTACTAGAACTGACTCGTAATTTTAAAGATCTATTCCAACATTTATTAAGTCGGTTTATTCCCGAATTAATCGTAACTCTTCTGATTGTTGGATATATGTTCTATCAAAATAAAACAATTGGCACTATATTATTTATCGGCACAGCACTATGTGGTATTATTCAATACTTTGGTGCTAATAAATTAATAGATCTAATTATAGACAGAGAAACGTTTTTCAATACAAAAGTTAGTGAAAATTTACGAGACAGTCTTGACAACCTCATGAATATATTTTTAAATAACGAGGTAGATACCGAATTGAAGAAAAATAGTGATATTGAAACTATTGCTACTAATAAGTTGAGGCATATTATGTTTATTCAAAATATCGTTGTTATCATGTCGCAGATAGTTGTTTTAATTACATTCGCATTAAGTATTCTATTTTTATATTATCTGATTTCAAAAGGGAAAATGAAGGCTACACATAGTGTTGTATTAATTATCATATTAGGCCAATATTTAACCAACTTTTTATACGTGAATAGTGGGTTCGTACATAATATCGTATATAAATTAGGAATTATTAACACATCAAAGGAATATCTAAATAATATTTTTGAATCAGTCAATTCAGATAAAAAACGACAAGTGAATAGTGGTATAAAAGACGGGTATATTCAATTTAAAAACGTGTCATTTAAGTATAATAAAGATAGTGCGGATTGGTTATTTGAGAACTACAATTTAGAATTAGAATCAAAAGGTAAATATGCAGTTATGGGACAATCTGGACGAGGAAAAACAACCCTCATGAAAATGTTAGTAGCACTATATAAACCAACCAAGGGTACCATTTATATCGACGATGTTGATATACGGAAGGTTGACTTAACTTATTTACGTGATAATGTTAACTATGTAAATCAACGAACTAACATGTTTAATGAATCGATTATGTACAATATGTTATATGGTAACCCCGATACTACACAAGAAGATGTAATCGCACTGTTAAATAAATATGAGTTGATGACAGTATTTGATGAATTGCCTAACGGACTTGACTCAATGGCTGGAATTCATGGAGGAAATCTATCAGGTGGAATGCAACGTACGATTATATTAATTCGTGGTATACTGAAAAAATGTAAGGTCCTCATTCTAGACGAACCTACAACTGGATTAGATAAAAATAGTATAGAAAAGGTGAAAAAACTGATAATTGACGAAACCGATGACAAAACATTATTAATAGTGACACATGAACCGTCGTTCGCTATGTTATCCGGTGTAACTAAAATAGAAATAAAGTAGGTTCGGTTCCTCACTTATTTTTACCATATTTACAATATGTTATGGTAAAAATATAATTTCAACTACGAAATAGTGCGAATAGTATTTCAATTCGATATTTCAATATCATTCAATATTTCAGACGGATATTCGAGGTCTTTCAATACACGGATTGCACCCTTAATTCGAGATATGCCTTTTTTTAGTTTGTATTTGTATTCATATTTTCCATCATCGAGAACATTTACATCCATTTTGTAATTTTGTATACTAGATGACGTTTTAAGATGTTTACAAATAGATAGATAATGAGTAGTTAACATAAACGATACATTAGAATAACCCGATAGATATTTTAAGAATGCTTTACCGGCTTGGGCCGCCTCGGTTGGATTTGTACCCGAATATAACTCATCGAAAATACAGAAATGACGATGTTTTGATGTGTCATTGTTCTCGTTAATTATATCAATAATGTCTTTACATCTGCGGGATTCTGCTTGAAATAAACTGTCGCGTTCAGATGTATCCGGTATATTCAAGTAAGAGTGTATGTGTGTATATGGATTAATAGTTGCACTGTCGTAAAATCCACCTCCAATTTGTTGGGATATTATAATATTAATAGCCGATGTCTTTAATATAGTTGTTTTACCTGCCTTGTTCGGTGCCGATATAATCATATTTTTATCGAGTTTACATGTGTTCTTCACTGGGTTCTCATTTATTAAAGGTGGATAGTATTGCTTTCTGAATTCACTGTTACCCGAGATGTCAAATTCAGCAAAACATATGCCACTATTTTCTATATTGGAACAAATTCCACGCAAGTTTTCTACATATCCATTAAATCCCATCGAGTATCTAATGCACTCTTCGTATTGTGGATTATTATATAATTGGTAAAAACACCTCATTAATTCACCAGTTTGACTGAAATTTTCAAATGTGTTCTCAAACGGTTTGATTTTATTAAGTTCATTCAATAATAATTGTAATGATTCTCGTTGACGTATCGCATTATTGCGGAACAACATATAACTGCTACAATTTGTCGATATTGAAAGGAATGAATCAATCGCATGGATTGATTTTACAATATATGTTCTCAAATCGAGTATACCATTATTTATTTTTTGGATATTTCGATAATATCGAGAACACGAGTTTATATTTTGATAGATCTGTAACATGTATAACCCCGCAGTAAAACACAAATATAGTATTTTTTCCCAACTAACGGCTTCCATTGTTAATATTGCTTTACCTATAAAATGGTTTTTGGCAAGATTTTTCAATAATTCGATATAAGATGCAAATGAGATTGGGATACGTTGAATTTTCAATAGAATAAATGGAAATAGAAGGAAAATGAAGGGGATTATTAAACTAATTAAAGGCGACATAATATTAATAACTGACATAAACTGCAGGAATGTAGACGACTTGTTTAAATCTTTAATCGCATCCCAATCAACATAACTGTATCGTTCCATAAATGTTGGGTCTTGTTTTACCGTGTCCCATATTTCAAATACACGTTCACATGATATATTTGAGGCGTTACTTGAAATATCAATGTTCTCAATGCCCTCTTTTTGAAACTGTTTTAGAATATCCTGTGTGTCGGATAAAAATGAAATGTCGTTTGTATACCATTGCTTCCAGTTAGGCAATAACAATTTTGAAAATTCATCCGATGGGTTTAACAAATAATCGTATATACTTTTTCCATCTGGAGAACTATTATTTTTCACTAGTTCTAAATCATTACACACAACATCTGAAACCGAAAATAGATTATTATCGTCTAAATATGATATCGGTAATTTAAATTGCTGTATTTCATTCATTTGAAAAGGAGTACTTTTTTTTACGGGAATATTGGTGTCAGAATTAGTAGACATCGACGCATCTACATTGTTTGATTTAGATGTATACATAAAATTCATAGACATCGATTGAAACAAATTCATATTATATTATATTTATGAAAATATAATTTCAATACAACGTATTACACAACTATTGAGAACAATGGATATAAAAAATTATGTGTATTATATACATAAGTTACAATGATTACATACAATTTGAATGATTACACCAATATACTATTGAATAACCCGAATATTAGTTTATCCGATGATGTCTTATCAGTATACAAAACATTAGTGTCAAACTTAAATATAACCACAGTCACATCTACCTCCTCCGTACGAACCGATACCGAAACACGTGACCGTCGAGGAGGATACAGACGCAATAAAAATACGAAAAGAAGTGATTTATTAACATCAGACAAGGTTGTTGAATTTAAGCAGCGATCTCTAGTCGATGAAGATGGTCCAGAAAAATTAATGATAACTATCAAAGCAAGTTTGAATAAATTAACAAATAAAAATTACGATTCACATAGGGACATTATAACAACCAGTTTAGAAGAATTAAATGATAAGTATGACGATACATACATGGAAACATTTACAAATCATTTATTTGATATTGCGAGTAAAAATAAATTTTATTCTGAAATGTATGCGACATTATATAAAGAATTAGAACAAATATACCCTACATTACAAGAGCGGAAATCGAAATTTATAGAAGAGTGTGTTGAGAATCTAGATACAATCCAGTACATTGATGAAAATACTGATTATGACGGATTCTGCAAAAACAATAAAATGAATGATATTCGTCGTGCAATGAATATTTTCATGATTAACTTGTTTAAAAAAGACATATGTGATATCTCAAATATAATGAAAATAATGTCTATCATACAAACAAAGGTACTTACAAATAGAGACGTTGAAAACACATCGTATATAACCGAAGAACTCACTGAAAATTTATTTATATTTGTATCTGAATCTTCCAAGGAACTACGTAAACATCGAGACTGGGAAACCACGAGACAATTTATTATAGACCATTCCAAGATTAAAGCAAAAGACCATGTTGGATTGACTAGTCGTATCATATTCAAATACATGGATATGGTTGATTTACTCAAAAAATACTAGGTACAAATACCTCATATGATTTCATACAAAATATCAAATCATATTTAGTATCGTAAACATTTTTCAACAAAAGGAAATAAAATCATTGAATATAATATAGATATATTCCGATGGTAAAGTCGACAATCCATCCTGATAAAATAACCTATAATGAAAGCAAACAGGTCGATAATGAAGATATCGGTTACGCGGGAACACGATATGAATTATTTGGATTAGATACGCGTTTTGAAATAACATTAGGAAAAGAGAAACATACATATTCATCACATGATGTTGTTTTTTTTCCCATTTATTTTATACATGACAATTCCGTTCATTCTAGAATAGGGGTTGTAGAAATAGAAAGCGATAATTTATTAACTAACATTGACGAAGATAACGATTTTGATATTAACAGCGGAAACGTATTGTTATTTGTAGATACAGAATATATACAAAACGTAATAGGAATTACATCAATGCAAAATGCCATTTCAGATACTGTAGAAAACAGTTCCGACTCTGACTCTGATTCTGATTCCGACTCTGATACTGAACTTCTAAATATTGAAGGAAATATACAATTAGATGATATTGAGTCACTCGATGATGTTACTAGTGTAAATATACCAAATGAAAAACGTTCAACTGTATCTGAAAAATCAGAGGATGAATTAAAAGATGGCATATTTGAACTGATGGACCCAATGCCATCTATAGAAACGTTGACAGAAGAGAATAAAGAATCCGCACAACAAATAAAACTGAAATATACCCCATCATCAAAACATTTATGGGTCCAAAAATTCATGAAAAATACAAACTATAATATTGTGGATAATGAAGGAAGTGGTGACTGTTTATTTGCCGTAATTCGTGATGCATATCAACAAATTGGAAAAAAGACAAGTGTCGAAAAATTACGTGCTCTATTATCTAATGAAGCAACCGAAGAGACATTTTTAGAGTATCGAATGTTATATAATGGATTTGATAGTCATATACAACAACTAGATTCTGAAATGAAAAAATTAAAAAAGGTAACCCGCACGTTAAAAACGCGTAGTACCAAAAGTATAAATAAAGACGAAAATAAACAATTACTAGACCAAGCAGCCTCAGTAGTAAACGATTTTAAAGAACTAGCATCAGAAAAAAAAGAAACAGTTCAATTATTATCTGAATTCGAACATATGAAAGACATAACCAATTTAGATGAATTTAAGGAATTTATAAAAACTAGACATTACTGGGCCGATACATGGGCGTTATCTACACTGGAACGTCTATTAAATGTAAAATTAATCATTTTAATGGAAACACCTTTTAAGAATGGAGATTTAGACTCCGTATTAAGTTGCGGACAACTGAATGATAATGAACTTGAATCCCGTGGAACATTTAAACCTGACTTTTATATAATGACATCTTATACTGACAATCATTACACATTGATAACCTATAAAGAGAAACATATATTAAAATTCAATGAAGTACCATATGATGTAAAATCCCTGATAATAAATAAATGTATGGAACGTAACGCGGGTCCGTACTATTTAATTCAAGATATGCGTAATTTTAAAGCGAAGTTGGGATTAGATGTAAATGAAGGTTCCCCAATTGAAGACAATAATGAATATATAAATATGAATTTGTATGACAACGATAACGTTTTTATGTTCCATTCTAATTCCAATTCACACCCTAAACCCGGAAAAGGATCCGGAGAAAAGATAAAGGATGTGAATATTATGGACTTTATTAAATTAAGTAAAATTTCGAACTGGAGAAAGAAATTAGATGATTCATGGTCGGCACCTTTTCAATTAGACGGACATCGATGGAATTCAGTAGAACACTACTACCTAGGAGCACAGTTCAAGAAAGGGTTTCCGGATTTCTATTTGCAATTTTCATTAGATAAAGATTCTGAAATATCAAAGGACATCACATTAGCGCGAATTGCGGGTAGTAAAGCAGGTAAGGTGAAAGATAATGTCCTTCGCGATAAGAAAATAGTGATTGACCCTGATTTTTATCAAGTCGGTGTAAATCCTCGAAATCGTGAAGAGCGTACATTAGCATTAGAAGCCAAATTTTCACAAAATCTAGATTTACGTCAAGTGTTAATCGAAACAAAACGAAGTAAGTTATTAAAGTTCATGAGAGGACGAGAATCAGAACCTGATATACCACTAATGAAAATACGTCGTGATACATTAGTATAAAAAATTGAATGATAAATTACTATAGAATAGATAGTAACTTATTACGTACAATCGTATATTTATAATGTCTTCAGTTTCAACCGAACAAATCTTTGCTACCAATATGCAACTTCGTGAAGTAGTATATTTCACTCCACAAAATTTGGAAATCTTATCCGAAACAAAACATCTATCTAGTCATACTAGTATTCAATTGGTAAGTTTACCACGCGAATACAGTGATGAAGACGCAGTTAGAAGGTTGTTTCAGGAAGTCCTCTATATTGGCGAAGTATCAGATATTCGTATTATTGAAAGAAAAAATTATAATCAACGTCTCCGAACAGATGTAGTTACCAAAACTGCGTTTGTTGATTTCGTTAATTGGAATAATACTTCGGCTACAACTATGCTAGACGCATTTATTAATCCATCCTCACAAAGTAAATACACACAAAGTGTAACAGGAGTACTTGAAGAGGCCATTCATTGGGAAAATGGTGACCCAATGACACACTTATCACTACGTGAAGCCAAAATTGGTTCAGGAAGTATCCCATCACAAGAAAAATCGGGATCGGAACCTAATACACTAGCATTAGAAGAGTCAGACTGGACTAGTCTTTACATCCCTATTCTACCATCTAATATGACGATTACTCACCCCGACCATACTACTAACACATTTCAACCCAAGTATCTCAAATCGTTTATTGAAAATGATTTGAAACTAGGTAAGGTACAGCGTGTAGATTTCATCGACCGCGAGTTAGAAGATTCTCAAGTAGTTAAGTCAGTATTCGTTCACTTCGAATCATGGAATAACAATTCAAACGCAAAGTTCTTGCGAGATAAACTAAACAATGCCGGACAATTCAAGCAAAAGGGATACTATGATGGACGCAATATGCATAATTTGTCAGTCTTAAATGAGAACGGTGATAAAGTGCCTGGATACTTTGTATTTAAGATTAACTATAAACCTATTCCAGATGTTACAGAAACCGAATTGAATATGTCTCAATTGGTTGCCGCAAATAAAGTCCTCGAGGAAAAGATGGGGGAAAGAGATGAACTTATCGCAAAATTAACCGCTGAACTCGAACAACTTCGTGAAACGCAAAATGTCACACAAACCGCATAATTAATAAAACATATTCTATAAAAATAACACTTATTATCAGTAACATATTTAACTAACTATTTTCTTATGGGTCTTCTATCGTCATACGTAACGAATTCATTAACCTTTTATTATTGCGTGTAATCTTTATTTTTTTGGTGAATTTATTTATAGAAGACATTGTTTGAACGAACGACTTTGAGTTATATAGCGAATACACCAAATTATTGTAAAAGCGGTCCATTTTATTTTCGATAGTGTCTCCAATTATCAGTCTACTAAAATTCAATGTATATTCATTATTTCGTATGCACCATATTAGACATGTATCGATATGAAATAATAGTAATGTCTTTATCACGAAATATGAAAATATAGGAGTATGTTCTCTATATTTTGTATTACCTCCATTCAAATAAAAATCTTCATATGATATGTTATAGTGTCCAAATATTTTAGAACATTGGAAACATGAGAATGTCAATTGCTTATCAAGTAGATGAGGTATCGTTTTAAGCATTTTTGGTATTTTTGAATACATATCGACATAAGATACATTGAGCTTCGTATAAAAATACTCAATAAACATAATATTTATTAATTCAGCAAATACTTCAGCATACGATTCATATAATTTCACGTCAGTTATATCAGGAAACAGCATTGTTATTTTGTTTGATATATTAGTATTATCATATGCGGAAAAGTCTAAACCAAAACTATGAAACGTCTCATGTATAAACGTTTTGAACCATTCCTCTTCTCGATATATAGTTATGTCTGTATTGACTTGACACGATGTAGTAAACGCCGTATTTATATGCACCTTTCCTAAAATATCATCACCATTCACAAATTCTTTTTTTAAAGGCGTTAAATATAAATATATATTCACCTCACGAGAACATTCATAATTTGATATAGACGATAGGACAAATAACCATATATACATCATTTTGATTTTCCTTCGTATCTGTTTTGTAATATTTATATTATCCCCTTCGCACAATATATGAACTTTGTATTTACGAGAATGGATTATAAATGATACTTCCGAATATACCTTATTCATACTCATGAGGTATTTACGAATATTTACGGGTATGTGATCGTATCCAGTCGATTTTGAAAAATCATTATTTACTAGTTGTATTTTGCTATAATTGATACTCGCATTTGAATACTTAATACCACCCATGACTATGAATCTAAATATATTATCAACAATAGCAAGTGAATGGCTTGAAAAAATAGTGTGATCTTTTATTAATGGAAATCTACTTTTTATCATATGTGTAAATTCGTCACACACTGATTCCATCGTTTTTATTTGTAGTCTCCTTAGGAATTATTTTGGAAAATTGATTTTATAATTGCAATGAATATTATAGCAATTAATAAAAATAAGTTAATGGGAATTAAACATCTAAATAAATATTTATACGAAAAATGCGGAAATAAATCTATTACTAATATGCACTTACGCAATTTGTCAGGGAAAATATTGGTTATTGATACAAGTATTTATCTGTATCAGTTTCTAGGGGAGAACGCATTATTAGAAAATATGTATTTATTCATTTCGATTATGTTATTATATGAAATTCGACCCATTTTCATATTTGATGGGAAACCACCACCTGAAAAACATGATCTATTACGCAAACGTTCAAGTGACAAACGTGATGCAAGGAGTAAATACAACGAACTTGAAAAACTATTAAAAAATGCTACGAAGGAGGAGAAGAAAAAAATATTATATGAAATGAATCAATTAAAGCGACAATTTGTTCGCATAACCAACGAACATATAGAAAATGTAAAACAATTAATGGAAGCATTTAATGTTACATACTATAATTCACCCAATGAAGCAGACGAATTATGCGTATACCTTGTAAAAACAGGAAAAGCATGGGGATGCGTAAGTGATGACATGGATATGTTTGTATATGGATGTCCTTTCGTATTACGTAATTTGAGTTTACTCAAACACACAATTACAGTTTATGATACTAGTAAAATATTATCAGAGTTAGATCTTTCCGAAAAACAATTCTGTGAAATCATGACTATTTCAGGTACTGATTATAATATACATTCTGCTACATCATTATCAGAAACGCTACAATTACATAAGGAATATACAATATATAACAAACAAAGTAAAGATAAACCACACGAATTTTACATATGGTTGCTAAAAAATACAAAATATATTAATAATTATAGAGAATTAATGGAAATTTTCAAAATATTCCAATGTTGTAATTTTAACACCTATGATAATATTGATTTGAATACTATACCGATTATTAATAAACCCAACACAGATATGATACATAAAATAATGAAAAAAGAAGGATTTGTATTCATATAATCAATAAATAAGTATTTCAACTATAATCACATAATGTTATGTGATTATACGGTCTATTTTTTATGAGTTTCTAGTTTTGTAATGTTTATGGGTTTCCAGTTTTGTAATGTTTATGGGTTTCCAGTTTTGTAATGTTTATGGGTGTTAGGTTTTGTAATGTTTATGGGTGTTAGGTTTTAAATTTACATACCACCAATTGTACCATCTGCCTTGTAGAAATGGTGCTTCATGTATCTTTGAAGGTTGAAGTAGGTTAGTTCATCTGTCTTCTGGAGTTTAAGAAGTTTTGACAACTTGGTATCAGCATGAATAATGCGACCATTGGCCTTATCTTGAAGCTTATGTGCGTGAATATAGGTATTGATCTCTCTGCTTACCTCGGTCCTAGCCATCTCGGTTCCAATATCCTTTCCAAGGAAACCAGCAAGTTCGTCACTGATACGAGTAGGCTTAATGAAACCAGAAGGCTTACGGTTACCAGTGTTTCTACGCTTCTTGGAAGATGCCTTGATAGCGGCCTTCATCTCACGGTTGACAGTCTTCTCGAGTGTCTTAAAATCGTTCTTTACGGCAGAAAAGAGACCAACTAGTTGTTGGAGTTTTGCGTTGAACTCGGAGAGTTTCATAGACATAACAGCACCGGCATCGACTGGCTCGAGTACCTCTTCGACAACAGCAGGTGCGGGTGTGGTAGGGGCAACCTCTACAACAGGAGCAGGAGCGGGTGCGGCGACCTTCTTAGCGCGGGGCTTGGTCTCGGTAGTAGTCTTTTCGGAAGTTTTAGATGCTTTAACCATTGTGATTATAATATATAATAGGATGTCTTTTTAAGTTATTTATACCATAATATTATATGTTGTAAATTATGAATCGATACCGACACGCTAAACCGTCTTATTATACTATTTTATGAATTATACATTTACCGATTCGTATAACCATGGCATAGATTCTCTCGCAGGGACTGAAACTAATGTTAGTGCCGACAATGCATGTAACGTGCCGATTTTACGATACTCTATATTAATTCCACTATATACCATATTTTCTAATACAATCAAACATGCTGTTTTGATCTGATTTAATCCAAGTTCACTATGCAGTAGAGGTCTAGTAAAAATTCCATCGAATGGCGCGTAATAAGGACATATACTATTTTGAACTTCACGTGATAAATTACTTCGATAATACCATATTTCATACAGTTTCCTATATAAGCGAATGTAATCTCTTAGTTCCAAATTAACAAACCATTCCTTGTTTGTATAATTACCAAGTAAATCTATTTCAATAAATAACTCGGATATTCGATTGGCTTGACTGTTGGTTCGTATTTGACGTATATGATTATATCGATTTAACTCTTCTATTGAATTAATTGTCCTAGTAATAGGTGAATATTCTTGATGGTTTCTATTTCGTGGTCGGATTACAGTAGATGAAGTCATTTTAGGGATAATGTACGGTAAATTTGTTTTATGAAAGTCAGGACACAATATAAATGACAAATTGTAGAGTGAAATCATATTATGTACGGTCATATGGGACAATGTATCGCGTGTATATGGATTTGCAATTTTATTAATATTTGATGACCGTTTTAACATCTCAATTAAAGATGAAATATTAAATCCATAGGTGAACTTCTTGTCGTCGGTAAAACTAAAAAAATAATCAGATTCTATATCAGAAATAGGTTCCATCGAACAAAAATCGGTATCATTCACACATATACTTTTATTCAGGTATGCTGGTCCACGTAACCGTTTAATATATCGATATATCCATGAACGGAAACATCGTTGAACTCGAACTGCCGATGTGTTTCTATTAAAATACATTTCTAATCTCTCGATTAATTCCTCCTTCTTTCCACCGATTCGTAATTTATATTCACGTAATGCTTGTTTAAGAACAGGTACCTTATGTTTCTTTAATAATCCAGGATAATCTGTATAATTTTCATATGTAATATTCGGCATTTTTGATTTAACTATTGGTTTCAATGTATTTGTTAAGGTTGACCCATCTTCTATTCTAATCTCTTCATGCATTCTATGAGTTTATATATATACATATATTGTCAAATAACTATATTCTTTTGACTAAATAATTATTATATACATTGTCTATATCGCAACTACATGATAAGAGAACGCGTCAGATACCAATATCGATAAAATATATAAAAAATTGAATTAAAGACACCTCTTACTATTATGTATAATTAGTTTTACTATATATCCTATTATGTCAAAGTCACCTATCGTCGTAAAGTATTCCGAATGGAACACCGCAAATATTCGCTATATGGCACCACGAATCAATGACCGTGGTTCAAAGTCAGTTGCCGTTATCAGTACACAAAGTAATCGTGCACTCTATGTATCTAGTCCTCTATTGATGACATGGGGCATTTCCGATTATGTTGATGACAAGGGCGAATCAGATAACAAGTTCAATATGTCACTTGTATTTCCTAACGAAGATTATGCTACTCCTACTAGTACTGAATTTCTATCCAAGTTGAAATCATTTGAAGAGCAAATTCTGAATGATGCCGTTAGAAACAGTGAGGTATGGTGGGGCAAGAAGAAGTCGCGTGAAGTAATTGAGGATAATTTCTTCCCATTCCTTAAGTACCCCAAAGACAAGAACGGTGGCGGTCTTGATATGACTAGACCACCTAGCATGCGCGCCAAGGTTCCTAACTATGATGGAAGATGGAACGTTGAAATCTATGATACCGAAAACAAGTTGATCTTCCCATGCGACAATGACAATCTTACTCCAATGGATTTTGTACCAAAGAAGAGTAATGTAGCATGTGTTCTACAATGTGGTGGACTTTGGTTTGGCGGAAAGGGATGGGGAGTTACAT